GTACCTGCCACACTATAATCTGTTGGATTGGTATATGTTAATCCGTCAACAGATACAATCACCGCGTCAGATGAATATGTTTTTCCTAGATTGAATATGGTTGTTGACCCATTAGCATCAAATGTGTAGGTGTCAACTTGTAATGGGGCGGAAATATTAACTAATTTACTACCATCACCAGTAAATGATCCAGAAAATGATCCTGTTGCATTTTGTGCAACGTTCATTAAAGCTTTTACTGATATATTTGATGCAGATAATGGTGGTTCAACAAATACTATGGTTGATCCCGAAATAGAATAATCATTGGGATTTATGTAGGTCAATCCACCAACGGTTACTGTTACGGAACTATCACTATACGATTTTGATATTTGATAGTTAGTAGTTACATTATTTCCTACAAATGTATAACTTTCCACTACTACCGAGGATGATAATGCACTCCCACCACCAGCTGCACTAATTAGTGCATAACTTGCGGTTAATGCATATGAGGCAGAATTAATATTTGTAATCTGGCTACCATCACCAGAAAACGACCCAGTTATACTAGTGCTGAAAACTCTAGTAAACTCTGCATCTGAACCTGAAACTATTAATTTTTTCCAAGAAGATATCGGTGGTGACATGTCGTATTAATTCCTAGTAGTTTTTAACTCTAAATATTGCTCTTGCAATTTAGCAGTTAAATTATATACAAATTCCAAACTTTCACCTTTGAAGGTAGCAGCACGAATTAAACTAAATAAAAATTCGTATTCTTCTACCGTTAATTTACCATATTCGTTTGTTATATTCGTAACCTTGCTTATTAAAGCCATTTTATACTCCTGGTGTATACATGATACCACACCAAGTGACAGCAGTTACAATAAAACTGCTGTCACTTGATGTGTTAATTATTATGCGGAATAGATGAAAATGTCACCATTTGTTTCCACACGAATATTACCGACCTTAGCATAAGTTGCCAATGATGCTGATTGTACTGCCACATTCATATCTACCACGGCGGCCATATATGCGGTTTGTGTTGCGGATGTTGCGGTATATCCGACATTATCTGCAAGACCCCAACGATTTGTTGTTCCTGCGGTGGTGTAGAAGAATGCTGACCCTGATGGGTTTACACCACCATCTTGTACCACAAGACCACCTTGTGCATTACCACCCGGAACTGATCCACTATTAACAAGAATAAAGCGATCTTCAATATTTAAATTAGTTGTATTAACCGTTGTCGTTGTTCCATCAACAAAGAGGTCACCACTAACTGTTAAGTTTGCTGGGAATGTAAAATTTGACGATGAAAAGGTTGTTCCTGAAATACTATCCAATGATACTTGACCAGAACTACTGACCGTACCTGCGGGCAAGAATGCCTTAACTTGACTACTACTTGATGCCACTCCAGCAAGTTGTGATTGTAATGCGTACGAGCTTGTGGCTGTATTTAATGCATTAAGTGATACTTGTTGTGTCGCATCTACCGTTGCCAAAGACGAACTAAATGTTGAATAATTGCTGGTTGCAGTAATATCAACTTGACCAGAACTTGATACTGTGCCCGCAGGTAAGAATGCTACTACTTGAGTAGAACTAGATACGGTATCTGCTGGTAAATATGTTTTAACTTGCGCTGAACTTGAAGCAACACCTTGTAATTGTGTTTGTAACGCATACGAACTTGTTAAACTTGCCAAATTGTCAATACGAATATTTTGTCCTGCATCAACTGTAGCTAATGAAGAACTAAAGGTGGTATAATTTGTAGTTTGCGTTATATCAATTTGTGCTGAACTTGATACAGTTCCAGCAGCACTTACGCCAGTTAATCCACTACCATCACCAACAAACGATCCAGTAAACGAACCAGAAATTTTTGTTGTTGCTGCATCGGTGGTTAATGCTTGTGAACCCACTGTTACGGAATTTAAGGACGCATCAGACCCCGATACTATAATTTTTTTCCATTCTGCCATACTAAGTACTCCAAAGAGTTAAATGTTTATGTACCGAGATACAATTCACCAGATGAGGAATAAAAAATCGTACCCGCTACTGATGCGCTAGGAGTAGATCTTGGTTTGAGAACCAACACCCCATCTTCAGTTATGGTTGTTGACCCTGAAATAATAACATCACCATTTTTAAATATAGTGGTTTGCTTATATTGATAATTATTGTATTTATTGCCAATAAGTAATTGACTATCAGAACTTTGCGAGGTATTTAATGTGGTAAATGTTAATGCCGACCCATCTCCGACAAATGATCCGGTAAACGATCCCGAAAAATTGGGGCTTAATACAAATAACGCATTCGTGGCATAACTGGCTGATGTGGCAGTACCCAGAAATGACCCACTAAATGACCCTGTAGCATTTTGTGTTACCGATATCAATACACGAACTAAAATATTAGATTGTGATGGTGGTGTTGTAACGAAGGTTAGTGTCGGACCAGATAAACTGTAATCTACGACATTTGTTAATGTTAATCCTTCAACAGATACAACGAGTGAATTTACATTATAACTTTGAGATAATACATAATTTACTGTACTACCGTTACCTTGAAATGTATAGGTATCTATCGTAATATTAGCTGCAATATTTGTTAATCCACTACCGTCACCCTTGAATGACCCTGTAAATGAACCCGTCATATTTTGGGTTGCGTTCACTAATGCACGAACTAATATATTCGATGCGGATGGTGGGGTATCGGCAAAGGTTACTGTTGATGCCGATATATTATAATCAGTATTTTTGGTTTGCGTTAACCCATCTACCGATACTATGAGGGAATTAATATCGTAACTTTGGGATAATATATAGTTTGTTGTTGACCCATTACCATCAAAGGTGTATGTATCAATACTGAGTGCGGTGGGTCCACCCGGTAGATTTATGAGTTGACTACCATCGCCCTTGAAGAACGATGCAGTAACCGAACCAGATACATTAATACTTCCGCTGGATATTAATCCTTTGCGGGCAACAAACTCATTCGCCATATTATCCCTTTTTCACATTTCCAAAGGTTGGTACAATGGGGCGGGTAGGATTAGTACCCACCCCATTTGCTACGGTATATATTTTATTATAATGCTCGTATTGCCGTCTTGACCGTCCATGTACCCGAAGTATTTGTAAACTTCAATCGAATTAACGAGGAAAGAATATCTACCACAAATATTGCTTGGGCGGTATTACCAATATCATTTGTCGAGGTATCCGTATATTCTACATCAGTACCATTCGATACGACCATTACGGTACCCGTTCTATAATTCGTGGTGTCGTTGATTGCGTAATCAAAAAATACTGCGGTACCGGTTGCTGTTGGCACCGTGGAAACCACTTGATTAACTACCGGACCAACAATGCCAACGACACTACTACCAGAATAAAATCCTGTTGCCGCGGTAACTGCTGCGAATGATGGTTGGCTGGTGGATTGTAATGTGGTGATATTAACATTCACGCCATTAAGTTTAATCTGGCCTTGTGCATCACCCGATGCGGACGATGAAACTGCACCACTTATCTTATTTTGTATACTATTGTAATCTACTTGTCCTGATGAGGAAAACATCCCCACCATAGAGCCACTGATTGTTCCTAATACACGAAGAGATCCCGTTACACTCATTACATCATCTGATGTATCACCAAATTTGGTAGAACCCGATTCAAAAATAACTGATGAAGAAACAAATTCTGTGTTAATTTGTTGTGCGGTTAACGTGCCTTCTACTCGTACATCTTGTGGAAAATAGAATGCCGCATTACTAAATGTCGTACCCGTAATCGTATCAAGGTTTACGGTAGATGCAAATGATGCGGTTTGTGGTATAAATGTAATGCTGGTTGCTGCTGACGCGGTGGTCGCAAACGATGCAGATGTTGCCGTAGTTGCGGTGGTTGCTACTGATGCCGTGGCTGCATATGACGCTGATGTACCTGATAGGGCATTGAACTGTGCCGATGCTGAAATCGTTCCGCTTAACTTATTGGTAATAGAATTATAATCTATTTGACCAGATGAGGACACTACTCCCGGTAGCGCGGCAATAACTTGCGTGGATGACGATACGGTTCCTGCTGGAATTGTTGCGTTTGTTGCGAACGATGCTGTAACAGCGAACGATGCCGTTACCGGAGTAAAAGTAATACTCGTTGCGGCGGATGCCGTTGTTGCGAAGGACGCTGAAGTGGCAGTTATACTTTGTTCAGCAAACCCAGCATATGAAGATGTGGTCGCAAATGATGCAGTTGGTGGAGTAAAGGTAATCGACGTTGCGGCGGATGCCGTTGTTGCGAACGATGCCGTTAACGGAGTAAAAGTAATACTCGTTGCGGCGGATGCTGTTGTTGCGAAGGACGCCGAGATCGCGGTACCAATTGAACCAGAGAACGATCCAGTAAGTGACGATGCAATGATATTATATCCTGTTGCGTCGATTGTACCACTAACCAGTAAGGATCCAGTGATTTTTGCCCCACCAGATTGGGCGATAATACCTCGTCGTGCTACAAATTCATTTGCCATCGGGTTTCTCCAAAACGATGCGAAATATCTAATCTATAAATAGTTAAATATTATGATAAAAAGGGAAATAGTTTAAACAAACTCTGAACTGTCCACGGATATGATCCACTACCTAGACTCTCTACCCGTAGTTTAATATAACCATCACTTTGGACCAACGAAAACCGTATATCTGAGGTATCTCCAACATCCGTACTGGATATGTCTGTAACTGTCGTATTACTACCACTCCATCCTGCCAAAATAACACCTACACGAAGGCCACCAACACGGGAGGCGACATACTCAACCGTCGTGGCACAGAAGCTGCTAGTGGGGATGAAAGGTAGTACATATTCTGTTGCTCCGAAAATACCCGATGTAATTGATCCCGTAAAGACTAAGGATACAGCCCCCGCGATTAACTTATATTCATTGGATTCTACACGATTCGGAACGATAGTAGAACCACTAACATATGTTACTACTTGGGCAGAACTACTGACAGTTCCTGCGGGTACACTTGCTGCATTTGCCGCATAACTTGCCGTGGTTGCAAAAGATGCGGATGTCGCGTTGTCAATTGAACCACTAACTCCAAGTGCATAACTCGCTGTGTTTGCAAATAATGCAGATACCGCCAGCGACGGTAAAGACCCCGTTCGTTGAACTACTAACGAACTGGGTTGTACACTTACCTTATAATCAGGTGATGTTTCAATATTAACACTAATATTTGGTACATCTACTAAAACTTTATTAGCGTCACTATTTTCTCTGACTACAACTGTTATATCTGGTACACCTAAATTAATTGGACGTAATGATCCACTCATTAATTATCTCGTAGCTGTGGGGCGTACAGTCAATGCTCCTTCTAAGATTCTTCGTTTTATTGGAGTAACTGATCCGCTGACCATATTTACATCATACACGTATTTTCTCTGGGTCAATGCTAGCGTTTGGTCTGGTGTTAACTCTACCATAACCGACCCAGAATTAAATGGTGGTAGTTTTGTTATGGTAAATGTGGCAGCGACTTCATCCGTGGTGTAGTTTTCTCTAACTTGACCACTAAACGTATAATTTGTTATATTAAGTGGGATACTTCCACTATCGCTGATAATCGTTGCTGCGATACGAAATGTTTCACCTTGACCTACATTGAATTCGGTAAGTTCTGCCATAGCTTATACCCAAAAAAGAAAGTGTCCCACTGCCCAATTATACTCTATATAAGTATCAGACAGTGAGACACACCTTCTATTTTTAACTACTGATTAGTAGTTCAATACACAATAGTCTGGTTGAATTTCTAGTTCGATTGCCACATTGTCTGTGGTTTCCGCCCATTCCAAATCACCAAATGTTGCACGTGTAATTTGTGCACCCTTGATGATCCATTCTTCAACCTTATCACCTACTGGTCCAAGAACTTGAAGGGTTAAATCTTTCTTATAGAATTCCGCGTATCCATCACGACCTGTTACTGATTCGTGATGTAGACGAACCCATTCCATTACTGCTTGTGCGCCAGATGGAACTACTGGATCGTACAACGTAAGGGTCATTGGTTGCCATACAGAAATACCCTTGACAAAGCGAACGGTATTGATGTGTGGAACCTTAATCGTATCTTGACGAATTTCAGGACGGGTTACTTTCTTAACGATGTAAGCTGGGATTCCTTCAATTAACATTAAAAAGCGATTTTTAACCTTTGGTTCAAATGCCGTAAAAAATATTTCATTTTCGGCTACTATATTGTTTGCCATTCGTATCTCCTAACGGATTTAACTATAAATAGTCAGTTTGTTAAAAATATAACCTATTTTATTAAGCCCCAGGGAATGTAGCACCCGTTGGGAGAATGTTGAATTCGAGTTTGATGAATTCAGCAGTCTTTGTTGGTTGGAGATACAATTGACCAACCAAGATGTTGCGGTCAATTACGTCTGGTGTATTATTGGTTTCATCCATAATGACACGGAATGCGTATAGACCTGAACGTTCTTGGACGTTTGCCAAATATGGGTTGACGATGTTCAAGAAACGACGACGAGTTGATTCAACGTTTTGTTCAAATACGAGGAATCGTGCTGAACTTGCGATGAACTTCTTCACTGCGATTAATAAGCGACGAACGTTTACACGGTCAAGTGCTGATGAGCGACGTTGTAATGTCTTTTGACCCCATACACAAATACCTTGTCCTGGGAATTGTGCGATTGGGTTGACCTTACCATCATACAATTCATCACGTTGTACTTGACTTAAACGTAACTTAACACCTGCTGCTCCTGGGATTCCACCACGATTCAAACCTGCTGGTGCAAACCATTCTGCTGCTGTGTTGTCACTATATGCGTATACTTCTGGAAGTACTGCTGATGGTGGAACAAATGCGAATTTGTTTGTATTATCATCTAGTACTCGAATCCAAGGATAATATGCTGCTGCGTAGTTACTATCAAGTAATGCTGCTTGGTTAACTGCGGTTGTGATTGTTGAACTTGCTTGTGTCAAATCCATAATATAGAAACAATCACCACGTTGTTCACATACACTCAATGCGTAGTTAGCTACGTACGGGTGTAATTCATACACAACACCAGGAAGTACCAACAAGTTAATATCGTATGCATCAGGATTGCTAATTGCATCTAATGCTTTCTTATATGCTCGTGAACCTGCACTTGTTGCAGTTTGTAAGTTAAATCCTTGTGTGTTATTTGATGTAATACCGTCATACATGTTGATATAACGTGCTGGGTTATCACCATCAAATCCACCTTGAAGTGGTACAGTAAACTTCAAATATGCCGTAACTGATGGCGTTGTTAAGAAGTTTGCAACTGCTACAGCGTTTCCAGCATCATCATACAATTCATTTGCTGGAAGATTTTCAAGGTTAAATGCTGCACCGCGTGTTACTGAACCACTTGGAAGTGGTGCCAAGTAAGACATATTGGTGTTAGGTGTATCTGAGTATTGGAATCCGTAGAATTCATTTACATTGTATGTTGCTTGTGTACTGTATCCACGGGTACTTCCAGAAATCCAAGATGAACTAATAAATGTTGGAATTGGAAGAACTGATCCAGATGTTCCAATTGGTGAGTTCAATGATGCAAATCCGAATGGTAATGCATCTGTTGATACGTTATCAGCACCAGGTGCCATTTCAACACGAATGAATTGTGAGTTATTACGATAGTCACCTTCAAAATAACGTTCACCCGAACTATTTTCTACTGGTGCACTATT